AGCTCGGGGTGGCGGTGCAGGTCGACATAGATCGCGTCGAGGTCGAGAGGCATGCCCCGACCCTACGCGAGCGCCGGCGGGTGCGGCTCAGTCGATGGCGGATCTCTCGAAGGGCGGGACCGTCCGGATTACCTTCCTCTCAGACATGGGGATCTCTACCACGCCTCTGAGCCAGATTTCGGACATCACTCCCCAGACCCTTGCGGATGCCTCGACTGACATCACCGTGGACATGTTCGGTGATGGCATCCAGACCTCGCAGAAGGCGCTGATCCAGTACTTCACGAACTATGGCTCCAGTTCGCCCATGAAGGTCGGGCAGAACATGATGGAGTTTGTGGAGTTCAAAGCTGGTGAGGCGGCCCTCAACGGGTCCCTGGTCTACCGAGCTGCCGCGCGCGCTTCACTGGCCGCAGGAACTACGACACACTATGCTTCGGATGGCGTCTTCGCGAACGTTGCGGCCCGCCTGAGCCAGTTCAGTTGCCCGGGATGGGAAGGCGAAGGAAAGCCGACCTCCTGGGCGGCTCTGATGGACCACTTCGTTCTGAACGACATCGCCCGAGGCGCCAATGGGACCGTTGTCCTCAATGTCGCGCAGTATCAGGACAAGGACATGGTTCTGAACAACGAAGTGGGACGCCTGCACTCGTTCCGCGTCGTTGCTAGCGGCTTCGCCAAGACCCTGTACGGGGCTGGGCTCTCGACTGGTGGAAACACCATCGCGACAACCCTGGCCTCGGCCGCAGCTCGCTTGGCGAGGACCATCGCGGTCGGAACCACGACTAACCTTGCCGTGAACCAGTGGCTCAACATCGTGGATGGGACAGAGTCTTCGAGCACCTTCTACCCGGGCAATGAGCGGGTGAAAGTGATCTCGGGGTCGAGCACCGCTCTCGTGATCGTCGGCGAGGGCCCGAACGGCGGACTTAAGTTCGCCCACGCGGCTGGTGCAACCGTCCAGGACGCCGACAGTGTTCACACCATCCTGTTCGGCGGGCCCCAGTCCATGGCCAAGATCTTCGCGCCCGACATCGGAGAGTTCGGAGAACTGGTTGGTCCGAAGAAACAAGGTCTTGCCGATCAGTGGACCTCGTTCGCCTGGAAGTGGTACGGCGGATATGGTCGTCCCTCCGAGAACTGGCTCTACCGCGGCGAGTTTGCCGTGAGCGAGGAGGCCTAAGATGGCTGGTTACGACGGCCTCGCAATGGCACTGTACGACGTGAATGACCAATCGTTCACGGACAAGGGAGCGGACAACTTCCACTCCATCACCCTGACGGACGCCACTACGGTCACGTCCGGGTACATCCAGCCGTTCTATGCCAGCATCACACAGACCGGGGGCGAGTCAGCCGGGGCGCAAATCAACGCGTTTGCGGCAGACCTGTTCCTCGGCGGAGCGCACGCTGGCGAGGTCTCCGGGGGCTACATCTACATCGCGGAAAGCGGCACGTTCACCTCCGGAGGCATCCTGAGCGGCTACACCGTGTACTTCGCGCCCATGGCATCGGCTACGCCTCCGACCTACCGGGCAGGCTTCCACGCCTACTCGGAAGAGGCCGCGGCTACCGTCGGCTCTGGCCTTGACGCCGGGCTGATGGTCGAATCCGCCGGCGCAAGCGGAACTTGGGGCTGCGCCATCGGGATCATCGGTGTCACGCCCCCCGAATACTTCATTCAAAGTTCGACCGCCATCGGAACATCGCGCATGGTTGCTGCATACGCCGTGAGCGACGCGGCCACGTTCGCGCTACGAGTGAAGTTCGGGAGTTCGGTCTACAACATCCCGATGGTTCCGGATAGCTGCACGTAAGGAGAATAACGGATGAACCTGTCGATACTTGAGAGACTAGTGGTCTCGAAAGTCCTTCCCAAAGAGGGGGACTACGCAACGCTGAAAATCCTTACTGCCCTACGGCTTGCTCTTTCCTTTTCGGAGGAAGAGTTGAAAGCGTGGGGCATCACCAGCGACCTCGAAACGGGCCGCACCGAGTGGAAGGAAAACGGCGAAGCCGACATCCCAATCGGAGAGAAGGCGACAGACATCATCGTGGACGGTCTCAAGCGCCTATCCAAGGAGAAGAAACTCCCCTTGGAGGCCATGAGCATCTACGAGAAGTTCATCCCGACAACTGAATAGATGCGACGACTAGGGGCGGGTCAGAAAGCCCGCCCCTAGTGGCAATCAATGCACATCGCCGCTGTCGAGAAATGCAAACTCTGTGGAACGCCAGTCCGCATCGTTCGACGCGCCGACGGATCGGCGGACCACTACGAAGGACTGGAGAAAGACGAAGCAAACGCGCTCGCCCCGGAGTGCCCTCCGCCGCTTCGGGAGTGGCTTAGGACGAAGCGCAACGGGAAGAAAACGGTAGCCCTCGTCGGGTCGGCCTACACAACCGGCGGGTGGGCACCATACGGAGAATGTGAGGTCTGGTCCTCCAACGAGACGCATGGCAAGTCCTGGATGCAACTGGGCGGGGTGACGGCCTGGTTCCAACTGCATCCGAAGTGGTCGTTCAGCAAGGAGCATCGCTGGGATCACTACGGATGGCTCAAGCAAGAACATCCGTTCCCGATCTATATGCAACGGAAGTACGACGACATCCCTGCGAGCGCTCCGTTTCCTCTCCGCGAGATACAGCGGTCTCTCCTCGGGGCGATGTATCGTGGCGAGGCCGCGGTAGAGAAGGCGTTCACATCGACATTCTCGTACCAGATGGCGCTAGCTGTCCATCTGGGCTTTGAGCGCATCGAGGTCTACGGAATAGAGCTCGCGCTTGAGGCGGAATACGTCTACCAGAGGGAAGCTATGGCGTTCTGGTGCGGAATGGCGAACGGAAGAGGTATCGAGGTCTGGATACCGGAGGCTTGCGGGCTTCTACTCGCGCCGCTTTATGGATGGGAAGAGGTGAGGAAGGGAGACTCCGGCGAGATACTCATGCCGCCAGAGGGGTGGGTAGATGGTGGATAGGGAGAAATACTGATGCCCCCGGAGAATGCGGAGTGAGCCTGTCGGTGATTTGGCACTCTGCGCCTGCGTTCTACGGAACCGGCTACGGGGTTCAAACGCGCAACTTCGTGGTCCGCATGATCGACGACGGGCACGAGGTTGTCGTGATGTCCACGGTAAGCCTGATGGGCTTTACCTGGAACGGCATCACGCACATACCCGGGGGCGGCGAGAAGTACGCCGCGCAGGGGATGTTGGAGTGGCCGAAGCGGGTCAAGACGGACATCCTGTTCACGCTGTTTGACATCTGGCCGTTCCCCATGAACATGGCGGAGAAGATCGGCCAGTACGGGACAGCGTGGGCTCCAATAGCGCCGGTGGACCACGACCCCATTCCGCAGGAGGTGGTAGACAGGCTGAAGTTGGCGCCCTACCCCATTGCCATGAGCCCGCACGGATACCGCGAGATGAAACGGGTGGGGCTGGACAGGGCGACGTATATCCCGCACGGCGTGGACACACAGGTGTTTAGGCCGCGTAAGCCCAACAAGGCCATGTTCCGGGTGAGTGACGACACATTCGTGGTCGGCGTCATCGCAACTAATATTGAGCCGCTAGATCGAAAGGGCTGGTATCCGACTCTTGCGGCGTTCGGGAAGTTCCACGAGAAGCATCCGAATAGCATCATCTACTGCCACGCTTCGCCTGTTAGGGATGACGGGGGCCTGGACCTCCTGAAGATCGCGGAATCATTCGGCTTCAAGCTGCACGCGCCGGATATGTGGACACTCACGGCCGGCCTGCCCGACCTGAAGATGGTTGAGTTATACAACTCATTCGACGTAATGATGCTTCTCACTCGGGGGGAGGGGTTCTGTGTCCCTCTAATTGAGTCGCAGGCATGCGGCGTGCCCGTCATCACAACCGACTTCACGGCACCAGCAGATCTGGTTGGGGCAGGATGGAAGATCCCATCGCTCGGGACGCGCTACACTCCTATGAACTCCTTCTGGGGGGAACCGGACATCGACGCTGGCGCTCGGGCACTCGAAGAGTGCTATGCCCTGTGGGAGACAAAGAAACTCAAAGAGGAAATGGCCGTAAAGGCCCGGGCCTTCGCGAAGCAGTATGACTTCGACGTGATCCACAAGACCCATATGCGACCCTTCCTCGCAAAAGTCGAGGACGAACTGAGGGAGAAGCGTGAAACTGAAGCGGCGAAAGGTAATGGAAGAGTACGGGAAGAGACCCCCGCCGAACAAGGGCGAGGAATACATCGTGGTGAACAGCGGCCGCCAGGAAGTAACGGACGTGGAGGTGGGGGGCAGAAACATTCACCTCGCCAGCGCAGGCGCCACGGTGTACGACAAGGCGTTAGCCCTTGAGTTGAGGGCGAAGTACAAGAACGACCCAAGCGTATCGGTTATTGAGAAGCCGTATGTAAGCTTGAACGACGGGCACAGGAGCGTGTTTAGTGTTCCTGCGCTTCCCTGGAAGGAGAAGGGCAATGGCAAAGCGGAGAGCGCGAAAGTGGATCGCGGGGGCCATAAAGCGGCTACGCGGCAAGAAGAAGGGCTAAATGGCCTTCCTACTTAGCAATCTCTTGGTCAAGGCGTACATGCGCCTTGGCCAACTTACCGTCTCTACGGCCACCGGCGGCTCAACCGTGAGCCTTGTGGACAGCAAACAGGCGGGCGAGCACGGGGATGGTGTCTGGGCGAACGGAGCCTGCTTTCTCATCCGGGATGCGGCCGGGGCGTTTGCCGCTCCGGAGAATGAAATGTCCTTCGTCACCGGATACACGGACAGCACGGGGGAATTCACAACTATCTGGACGGCCGCCCCGGCCAGCGGCGACACCTATGGGTTTGTGGGCGATTACTATCCCTTCTACACCATGATTGAATTGGCCAACGCGGCCCTGCAGTCGTTGGGGGACATTCCCCTGGTGGACACGTCCCTAACGAGTGCCGCGTCTCAGACCGAGTACGACTATGCCGTGGGCCTCAAGAGGCAACCGCCATTCAAGGTCGAGGTTCAGGGCAGAACCAGCGACGCCAACGACAACCAACCCGTCCCCTTGAGTTCCTGGGAGTATCGCCCAGCGACCGCGGGCACGGCCGGCACCCTCTTCCTGCCGCAACTTCCTACCGGCAGGACAATCTACGTCTGGTACATGGGCCCCCATCCGGTTGTGAAGGCGTACAACAGCGCCATCTACGAGGGCTTCGACCCAGAACTCGTCACGCGCATGCTGGTTGAAGAGGCGCTCAGTTGGCAGAACGCTCGAATGCAGGGGCAGGACGACTACCTGCTCCAAACGGAGACCAAGGCCACCGGGAAGAGAATGGAGATCGAGGCGAAGCGGCGCGCATGGATGCCGAAGCGCAGATCCAAACTCCTGGTCCTTGGCGGCTACACCGAGTATGACGAGGACGAGATCCCCGCTCCTCCGCCGGCATGAGACAAACTAAAGTCAGCGTCAATCCAAAGAACAAGAGCAACACCCACGACATTGCCCTGGAAACAGATACGGCTGTCTGGGGCCTTCGGCTGGATGGTGGCGTTCGGGCGATGCAAGAGACTTCGCAGTCTCCTTCTACGCTTCTGGTTGGCGGTGGGGGAAAACGCTGGGGAACCGGAGATCCCACATTCACCGAGATTGAGCAGTCCTCCTGGCATGGCGGGAGAGGTTCGGAGTTCTTCTCCGACGATGAGACTAGATATCTAGACTCCTGGCAGGCGATGACCCGCATTCCGGGTAGGCTTCTACCTCAGTTGCGGTGGGACTTTGCCAAATGCACCACCCTGACAACGACAAGAACGGTAGACACAATAGCTTTTGCCTCGCATTCGTGGAAGCAGCTCAGGGGGTCAACTCGCTATATTGATGTGAAGTTCACATCGCTTGGTTTGACGGCGGACAAGTGCTACATCTGGCTGCGCCGCAGAGGAAGCCCCGGGACTCTCACGCTGGAACTGTGCGCCAACCTGGGAGATAACACCCCGGCACTAACAGCCTCTGCCCTCAAGTCTATAACCGTCACCACCGCGACGATCACCGACACCCTCTCGCGGTTCTACGCCTTTGACTGGACAACTACAGAGGCGCTAACTGCCTCGACCGCCTATCACATCAAGGTCTTTGGTGCCTCCACGGACAACGCCGCCAACCACTGGGAGGTGGCGGTGGACGAGACTGGTTCTGCCTCCCTCACGGCTACAACTGACGGGACCTGGACCGCCGCCTCCTTCAGCATGTACTTCCGCGTGGTTCCGGCAGATGCGGCCTTCAAGGGGCACTTCTTTACCATCAGCGGCACATTCCACATCATCACCGAGAAGGACTCTGGGGATAGTACCCTGTTCGAGTGGGACGAGACGAACGACCTATGGGTTGCCGTAACCCTGGATGCAGGAGATACACTAAGCGGAACCGTCAAATCTGTGGCGGTTTCCAAGAACATTGCTCACTGTGCCAGGGGAACGACGGGCGGGTCTGAGACTATTTGGACGCTAACCAATGTGTCTGGAACTGCAACGGGGCAGGATGACGCCACCGGCGGCAATAAGGCCGACCTGGTTCTGGCCTACAACGATCCGGTAGATGGCCCCCAGATAGCCAGATTTGAGAACGACAACTGGTACTGGTCACGGTCGGACGTGAAGGCGCTCAACACCGACCTTGTGTTTGGGACAGACGTGGAGTTCCCGCAGGGCTTCAATGCACTTGCGATGGCGTTCTACAATGACCAGGTATGGGTCAGAACCACGGACGGTATTCATTCGGTGAAGAACGACCGCCCATCCCGTCTCGATGTTGGGCTGGATGCTGTCCTAGAGCCCTCGACCTCGGCGGGCGCATTGCTTGCCAAGGACCTTTTCCTCTATCTGGCATGGTCGTTCTCAATTGAGCGCTTGTACGGTGGGACCCTGGATGACATTGGCCCCTGGAAGGGCGCCGGACTACCCGATGGAAGGCAGGGAGTTGTCTCCTGTTTATGCTCTGGCATTGGCGGTATCTATGTCGGAATAGACGGCGGCTCTGGAAATACATCGTCAGTTTTCTTCACCACAAACGGCAGGGACTACGAGGAAGTCTTCCGTGCATGGGAGGCTGGCCAAAGAGTTCGCAACATTGCCTACCAGCCGCAGAACGGGACGACCAACCCCGCAAGACTATGGATCAGCGTCGGCAGCGACGTGGTGTTCATTGCCCTACCCGACCAGTCCATGAACCCACTGCACGACTCCGACAGTCGGTTCGTCCATGAGTATTCCGTAACCTCCCCGACGCACGACTTCGGGGCATCCCATCTGCCCAAGTTCTTCAGGGCGGTTGAGTTGTCGGCGGACAACTTGGGGGCCGAATGCGACATCGGAGTGGATTACCAGATAGACAAAGACGTGGGCACATCCACCTGGGTAGAACAAACCACGCTCTACCAATCACCACATGATGCGGCGGACCTGAACCTGGGCAACCGCAAGAAACTGCGTTACCGCCTGCGCTGCAACACCTCCAATGCAGCTACCCCGCCCGCCGCGAATGCAGTGGTTGTTACTGGCTTTGCCAGGACGAAGCTGAAGAGGCAGTGGAACCTGCGCGTGAAGAGCGCAGACTTCCAGAGGACCAGAACTGGCGCAAAGGACCACGCCTGGAAGGATCTCTATGAATTCATCAATGAGGCGGCGAAACAGGCGGAGGATCTAACACTCCACCACCCAGAAACCGCGCTGCATGGCCTGCATGTGGTTATCGACAGCCCGGCCGTGTTCAGGAAGTTTGCCAACACAATCAACCATTGGTTCGGGGGAACAATCGCAGTAACGCTGAGGGAGGCATGAGGCCGAAGTTCAAGCCGTTCAAGTATAAGGCCGCCCCTCGGCCACCGAAGTTCCCGCTCAATCGGTTGCAAACGACGAACGAGGGCGAGAGACTGACCGGCTTCGTGAACGGCAAAGAGGCATCGGACCTAGAGGAGAGGTTTGCCCGAGCCCTGAGCACGCAGGGAAGAGACTTCATCTTCCAATACGAGTTTGTGGGGCCAGCGACAATACCGGGACAGGAAAACATCATCGACTTCGTTGTGGACGACATCTGGCCCACGGAGGTGGATGGGACGTTCGTGCACAAGTCGGCTGCCAAGAAGGCCGATGATCAGTTGAGGGACGCTATCCTAAACGAGCACTTTGCCGATGACGGGTGGAACCCGATACGCAGGGTCCCAGGAAGTGAACTTGAGGACCAAGACGAGACCGACAGAACAGTCAGGGAGATGTGGCCGTGAGTAACATCCTGCCGAAGCAGTACCAGGGAGAAAACGCGAGCATTCCGTGGGTGCTCCAGTTCAGTTGGGCCACGACGGTATCCGCCCCAACCTCCGTGTCCGTCTACAAGAGCGGGACGGATGTGAGCTCGACGGTCCTATCTGGCTCGAACAGCGTGAGTGGAACGAACCTAACCCTGAAGGCACTTGGGTCGCTGACCGGTGGCGAGAGCTACATCATAGACATTGTGGTGTCAGTGGACGGCGTTACGGACGAATGGTGGCTCCCGGTGGATTGCCTGAAGGAAAAAACGGGGAGGGTATGAGCACGGCGGTTTCCGTTCCTGCGAGAGACTACATCATCCCGGTAAGCAAGTATAGAGATCGGACGTACACAACTGCGTATACTACCGGGCTGCTGAAGATCAATGCCACAGATTACCTGCTGATTGCTAATGAGGTTCTTCTGGCGGAGACGCCCGTTTCCGGCAGCCCGGCAACCCTTTCTCTGACAGCGCAGCCCTCATCGGCACAATGGCTGACGGTGACGATGATGGATACAATTTCGAGCGGAACCGTTGCCATAACGGGAACGGATGCCAATGGTTCCGCACTGAGTGAATCGATCTCTGTTTCTGTCCAGATTGGGGCCGCCGTCTATACAACGACCGGGATCTTCAAGACAGTGAATGCGAGTGGCATTGTCGCAACGGGTCTGGCTGGAGCAACAATTGTAGTCAATGCTAAATACAGGCTCATCATCCAGGACACTTCCGGCACATCCATCCAGGCCCCATCTCTAGTGATTCCGTTCCGGGACTACACCATCCCGGTTCCCGAAAGGTTGACTCATGGCCGACTCTGAACTCCAAGATTTGACCGCAGATATCGAACCGGCGTCTGGCGACGTTGTGTACGTGCTAATCGACCCCGCGGGGACCCCTCTTGCGCGCCAGATGACGGTGGAAAATCTGCTGAAGGCCGTGCATCTGTTGTCCGAGTTGACCACCTCCGTTGTCGATAGCGACAAACTACTGATCGGTAACAGCCTTGAGGGCACCTGGGCAAAGTACATCACCCCGGAAAACCTGTTCAAGTCCATCATTGCGGGAACGGCGGATACTGCCCCGACCACCGATGACGCCATGCTCACGGTAAACGACCCTGCAGGAACGGCGGCGGCCAGGTATGCCACCATCGCCAACCTGATGAAGGCGTGGTTCCTGGACTCGGAGGGGAACCCGGCGGATGTCGGAACAGCCGCGGACGGAACCAGTACGTATGCTGCTAGACGGGACCATGTCCACGGCCCCATTGATGGCTGGACGGCAGATAGTGCAACCTGGACCTATGCATCGCCCACGACGTTCACGGTTGTTGGGGACGTCACAACGCAGTTCCGCAAGGGCACAAAACTCAAGCTGACGCAGACGACCGTCAAGTATTTCTATGTTGTGGGGTCCTCCTACGGCGCACCGAATACAACGGTGACGATCACGGGCGGCACGGACTACACCCTGGCGAACGCTGCGATCACGAGCCCGTATTACTCCTACCAGGAAGCGCCCCAGGGCTTCCCGGACTGGTTCGCCTTCACCCCAACCTTCACGGGGTTCGCTGCCGGAACGCCCACTTCGGTTTCCCGATTTCGGATCTCAGGCAAAAGCTGCACATGGGCGCTCTACATGGATGCCACAGGACCGGCATCCAATGCGACTACATTCACCGCCACTCTACCGGTCACGGCGGCGACCATTGCCGGCATGGTTTGGTATGGCGCTCTGGGATACGCCTATGACAACGGCGCATTCGTGGCTACGGGCATTTTCGAGCTCGTCAGCGCTGGAACAACCGTGGCCTTCTTCAAATCGGCACGTGCGGCGTGGACTAACTCTGGGCAGAAAGCCACTGGCTTTGTCCAGACCTACGAGTTCTAGATGATGACCAACGGTTCCCGCGTCACCCAGAAGCAGCTATTCGAAACCGTCATGGAACTCGACGGTAAGCTATCATCCAAGATGGACAATATCCTGGCCATGGTTACATCCAACCGGACGGCCAATGCGGGGGAGTATGCCTGTCTTCAGGAGGGTCTCAATAGCCTCAAGACGCGCCTTGAGGGAAAGGGCGGCCTGATTGACCGGATAGATACCATCGACGGCAAAGGGGGGCGCCTTACGGTCCTTGAGCACAGTGATAGGAAGGTTGGCTTCTGGGCTAGCCTGGTTGGGATGGTTTCGGCCGCCATAGCCGGAATACTTGCAAGCCGACAGTAAACAAGATAGTTGGTGATATCACCAAGAACTGTGGTAGAATAGTGACGCAGGGTCCGAACCGAGGCTTTGTCCTCGGCAAGGGTCTGGCACCAAGGGCTGGGCCTAGTGGGCTAGGAGAACGTGGTTGCTACAAGCCGCCAACGGTGCCCATCACCGGCGGCCCAAGAATCCGCCCGACTGCTCCACTGGGCAACCAGAGTCGGTAATGTCCACGCCACCCGCACAGGGTTTTAGTGGACGACCAGGAGCCCCGGCCCCTTGTTCACAATCTACCGATTGAGGTCAAGGCATTGCTGGCATTCCTGGTCACCCAGGGCATCAAGTCAGGGGCCGGGCCTAGAGGGCTAGGAGAACGTAGGTTGCTACAAGCCGCCAACGGTGCCCATCACCGGCGGCCCAAGAATCCGCCCGACTGCTCCACTGGGCAACCAGAGTCGGAATCCATGCGGTGAGTCGCCTTGTCGTCTCACAATGCAGGATGAGCTGGAGCCCCGGCCCTTGTTCACAATCTCGGCACTGGAGGTTTACAATCAGACGTAGCTGAAGCTTACAATCAGCCGGGCTTGTAATGGTCGATACAATGTATACACATTGTAGTCATCCGTATAAGAAAAGCAGTCAAAGGAGATAACCATGTTCGAGCTACCGATTGAGGTCAAGGCGCTACTGGCGTTCTTGGTCACCCAGGGAATCAAGGCACTACTCGGGCTCTTCGGCGCCGACCTGGCCGGCAAGTGGGCGGCCGTAGTTGCCGCTCTTGTGGCGGCCGTTCTGGTCTTTGCCGAGGGTCTTCTGGCTCTCGCCAGCCCCGAGGTTCAGGACATCATCGTGAAGGTCCTGACCCTGCTTGCTGGCATCCTTGGCGCGTTTGGCATCCACAAGACCTACGCGGCCATTCGGGGATAACACTTTGTGTCATGTAACTACCCGTTCAATGGGTACTTACATGACAAGGAATGTAACATCCGGCGAGCGTAACAGGCGTATGTAAACTGCCCCAGTTGGCAGCTCTTACAGCGGAAGCGGGTGCAATTCCCCACCGCCGGTTATTCTGTTATGAAGTTGGCGCCAATCTTGGCGATTGTGCCAACTTACTCACACAGAGAGGAAGCCCATGCCTCTTGAACTTGCAACGCAAGATGATCTGATTGACCTCGAAGACCGACTTCAAAACCGCATCGACCAGATTGAAACCGGGGGCTATCCCGTCCCGATCGGCGCCTGGGAGGATGCCACTGGCGAGGTTCTATGGGGCTTCAAGGGGCTGCGGCAGTGGCCCGACCTGGGATCTGGCGGGGAATACAAGGTCTCAGCCCTGGTCTCCGGCAACTCGGTGACGCTGGAGGTCTATGGCAAGATGGGCAGTGCCGTTACCTGGCCGTCTGAGAGCGCCTGGTACTTCTACCTGCCTGAGGAACTCCAGCCCGTCCGAAGAAGTGTCGGCAACCTGACGGTTTACGAGGAAGGCAAGGGAACGATTACGGGGGGCAATTGCCGACTCGTGTACCAGGCGACGGCTACACCCCCGTACTACGCTCTCTGCTTGTTCTGGAGCCCCCTGGCGGCCTCTTCTGGCTATCTGACCAAGATCTTCCCGCCGGGCACCTGGGCCAAACCGGGTAGTTGGTTCCTTGCCCAAATCACCTACGAACGCGCTATGTGAGCTGCGCCACCTGGGGGGCTGTGGCGGGCCACTAGAGGGGGCGCACATCCTCAATAGAAGTGCCCTGCGGAATGTCCGCGGGGCACTTGCCTATGTCGAGAAGAACTCCGAAATTCTCCTCGCCGTCGTGTGCCATTCTCATAACACTGGAAGAACTCACGACACAAAGGAAGCCCGCGCCTCACTATTGAAAGCGCGGGTTTCGATTTTCGGGGCAGAATACTGCTCCGATGTGTTGGAGGGACTCAGGGACCTAACGAAGAGTCGGCCTCACGAATGGACGCTCCCCGCCTTGCTTGCGCCTCTAGAATGTGATAAACTTTATTCTGGAGGCACAGATGGGGAAACGCAAATACAGCGAGGCCACACAGGAAAAACGCAGGATCGCCAGGCGACAATGGTATCTAAGGAATCGTGAGAGGGTTCTGGCCTATGTTAAGCAATATTATGTCAAACACAGGGAGGAAATACGGAGTCGGCAGAATGCAAGCCGCAAACAGAACAGAGACAAGATTAACGAGCGCGCACGTTTAAAGCATTCCAGAAACAGAATTACCGTCCTCCGTCATTATGGGGGCAAGTGTGCCTGTTGTGGAGAGGCAGATCCTCATTTCTTGGCAGTAGATCACATAGATGGCGGCGGCGAGGCACATAGAAGGACAATCGGAACGAGTTCGGGAACGTGGTTTTATGTATGGTTGATTAGAAGCGGATTTCCAGAGGGCTTTAGGATCCTATGTCACAATTGCAATGGTTCACGCGGACACTATGGCTTCTGTCCGCATGAGAGGTCATCAGCCCTGCTCTCCGCCGAGGAGCCTCTTCCAATCCGTCCACTGCTCCGTTAGCACCGTGACATAGCCGCCCCGAATGATCGCCGCCCCCAAGGCGTGGGCGTCCTGTGTATTGTGCCGTTGGGCGGCATAGGACAATCTCCGCTCGTCCACACAGCAGCCAATCTGCCAGCCCATCCACTGTCCTGATTTCGATGGGTTCATGCTCATCCTGTGGGAGTGCGCCATCAGAACATGGCATTGGTACTTGTCCGCCAGTTGCGAGGCGGTGTACTTTGCTGCCCCTTTGGGGTGCTCAATCAGATAGGGAACACTGTCGGACATCACATACGAGAAGTAGAACGGCGCAATCCGCCACTTCGGGTCGGTGGCATCCAGGAACTTCTTGAAGTCCTCGGCAAAGGTGGCGCTGTTCAGGGCCCGCAATAGGCGCCCATCGTGGTTTCCGATTACCAGATCCACTCTGTCGAACATCTCGCCAATGACCTTGAGGGACTTCCTGGCAACCTCCATCTCCTGAGAGACGCTGGGGGAACCCTCCCTCACGGGCTCGGCAATCTGGTCCATGATGGTTAGCAGCTCATCCCGCTTGCCGGGCTGGAGAGTGAGGACAACCGCCTCCAGCAAGTCCCGGTGCTCCTCGGACAATCCGCTCTCTGCGGCGGGGTTGATCCAGTTCGCCTCCCACCCCGAGAGGCTATCGAAGTGAACCGTATCTCCTGCAATGTTGCACTGCTTGATGCCCCATTTGTCCGCTAAGTCCAAGCACCTGTTCAGAAATTCGGCGTGGTGAAACGGAAACTCTGGGTCTGGCAGAACCAGACAGTCACCCTCCATGACCAGCGGCGCATCGTACTTCGGATACGGCGAGATGGCAATCTGTGAAACAGGTCTGATTTCTGCGTAGTGGTGTCGTGCGCCGTGCGACGTTCTCTTGAGAAGTTGCCCTATCCTTTTCCAGTCCGGCAAGTCGTTATTGAGCTTGACGGTTATCGCCAGCCGCAAGAGTGCGGCGTCTTCCTCGGTGGACCATATCACACCCGACATTCAGCCTCCCTTTGGTAGTATCATTTTTAGATACTGCGGTGCCCCTTCTGACACTTCCCACTCCCGCCCCAGCCAGTCTCGGACTCGCATATGCGGCGTCCAGTGGCCCATACCCAGCGTGGTGGGAGCGTGGTCATGGTTGGCCGTCAAGTTGAACTCCCTGGCCAGGAATTGAGCCCCCCGGTCGAACTCGTTGTTGGGGCATGAGACGACAATTACCCGCTTCGCATTCTGGCTCTTGCTTTCCCGACTCGGGCGCACACGGTGAGGCGCGCGGAAGCATTCATGGCAAACGTAGTCGGCGACCTCTTTCCGTTTGCCGCAGGCGCAGCGGTCGGTGATCTTGCGCTCTTCTGCGCCGTCAATCCGAGGGGTGGACATCAGTCCTCCAACCAGGCGGCAACACGGGTGCAAGCATTGCGTTCTTTGCTGTATAGCTTTCCCGAGGCGCGCCAATTCTCTGTCGCCCTCAGCGCCTCCGCCAGGGCCCCAATGGTGACAAACAGATCAACTATGCACTCATCTGGCAGTGGTTCGCTCAGGCGGTGATTGTTGTATGCCTGAACTTCACTAGGCGTCAGTGTCTTCACTATCGTTCCTCGCCTCACGCTCTTTGGCTAAGACATCAATAGTCTCCAAGTACTCAGCAGATAATGCGTAGAGTCGGTTCACGACCTTATGCAGATGAGCAAGGTCCTTAGCGGCCTGTGCCACCAATTTCTCGGCTTCTGTCATTTTATCCTCTTTACCCGACGAAATGAGTGACAATTGCGACTACGATCCCGATGGTTGCGGCGATAGACAAGGAGGGTGCCATTATGATAATGGCTAGACCCAGGAAGATTATCGCCATATTGTCGCGTTCATTCCCGACGGCAAATACCGCCACGCCGCCGACGGCGACTAATGGTGTCGCAATCAGAAGAGCCAACCAGTGTGCGCCCAGCCATTCTAGCATTGTCTACTCCTCTGTCCCGGGCCGCCCCGGCGGGGCAGGTTCTCGGGCGCCGCCCCGCCGGTTGGATTGGCGGCCCAGCCTCCCCGCCGCCAAGCCCGGCATGCATCGTGAACCGGCTCGCCATTGTCGCGAGCGGGGAAGCCTGTGGGTTACTCCTTGCCGAATAGTGCCTCTTGGCCTTGTTCCATCCTACGGGCCGTGATACAGCGCTGTGCCTCCGAAATCGCAATCGGATCTGGCACATAAGCGCCGCCGCTATCTCTTTCCGGCTTCAGCCAGTCGAGGGCCGCAAGAACCTGCGCTCCTGTTAGCTGCTCCTGTTCCCCAACGTTGAACAGATACATGGTCAGGGAATGACGGAGATCCCGACTGTCCTCGTTTCCGGCGAAGCACATCTCTAGCATCCCCGTGGCCAAGCCATACTGCTTGTCATTTGCCGGCTTGTTTGCGTAATATGCCACTCGAACGCTCATGTGCTCCTTCACGGTCTTGGCCGAATAGGGGCGCTCTGGCTTAGCAACTGTCGGCGGTTCGACAATTTGGCCCTCAACAACATCCTCTCGGGCAAAGTCCATCTCCTCAGCCGGAGTGGGCTCGTAGTCGCCGGCCAGCTTGATGACCCAGGAGAAGCCGAGTCGGAATGCCTTTCCCGTTGCTCTCGTGATGGCCATGCTTCGGATGGCATATTCGTCCGCCTTTCCCCACCGCCTCTCCGATTTCAGGCAGATGGCGGAGGCTCGCCCTATGACCAAGCCATCGGAGGCCCGGATGAGTTCCACGGTCGCCTCATAGCCGTCCTCCAGCTTCTTCGTCTCAAGTTCTCTAGGAAGAACGCCAAGCATGGCACCCAGCGTTGACCAGCCCTCTACCCGGACGAACTTCTTGCCTTGGATTTCCGTGTAGAGTTTGCGGTCCAGGATCATCTTTCCCAGGGGCCGAGCTATAGCTGTGGCCCTCTCAATCATGTGCTCGGGCTCGACTGTCAAAGCGCCAAGCCGTGCTTCTGGAACCAATACGATCGCCTTGTCATCGTCCATCATTCCTCCTGTAGTTCAGCCGCGGTAATGAGTTTCGTCACGAGGGCAAGGGCGCCATTCTCTCGATAGTGCAAGAGATGTTCGCCTCCGATGCCCTTCTCGATGTACTTCCAGTCGTACTCAGCCACACCATCCCCGTGTATTAGCGTCTGCCTAGCGGTCAAGGTGGCGATTCTCCTGCCGTTGACCTCAATCTTCACGGTCAGCATCTTCGCCTCTCAGCATCTTCGCGGCAATCTCGGCCGGTTGCGAAGCAGCCCAATTTAGAAGGGCAAGAACTTCATCTGGACTAGACCGGTTGCTCACGGTATCGCTCCCCCAAAGCCTCTGCATCTCTCCGCTGCGGGGCCAGGCCGCACATTCCGCGCTGGAGGAACCATTCTTGCCTATTGCCGCGTCGTCCCAGGGCCAAGGCGCATCATGATTGTCGCTATAGCTTCCACCGCCAAACTGGACAGAAACTGTCCAGCCATTCTCAAGGGTGATGTGGAAACCGCTTTTCCGAGTAATGTAGAAACCGGGCGCTTCCGTGTTCTTCATTTGGTCATCCCTCTCAGCATTTCCACACTGGCCGCATCAATCTCCGCCTGGTTCTCCACGGGTTTGCGCATCTCTTCCAGCCGGTCACGCACAGTCTCGGACAACTCTCGGGCCAGCTTGGCAGTCCTCTCCAGCTCTAGTCGGGTAAGGCGTGTCTTATTCATGCCCGCCCCTCCAGGTATTCGAATAGTCTATCCCTTATGTATTCCCTGGCGGCGGCCCTGGCGGCGTCCCAGGCGGCGGCCTTGGCGGCGGCCCCGGCGGCGGCCCCGTCGGCGGCCAGGGCGGCGTCCCTGGCGGCGTCCCTGGCGGCGGCCCTGGCGGCGTTCAACTCTTCTTGTGTTGCCTTACCAATCGCAAATAGCCGGCCCACCCGGACAACCTCAAGGCTCCGTGGATCCGGCTTCTCTACCAGCGACAATGCCCACTCGGCACAATCACACGAAAAGAGCCGCGCAATGCGGTCATCCCAGGACAATCTCCGCAGCAGGCGCGCCTCTCGAACGACGACCTTATTACCGCCATTGACGGCACTCCCACGATACTCCGCCTCATAAATCGTCGGTCCTAACCAGGTGATGAGATCATCCCTGCGGCATAAGTGATACCCGTTGTCGCAGGGCACGAGTTCCCCCTCGATCTTCGGCATCCACTTTCCCGGCTTGCCGCGATTCGGAAGGGACCACTTGCCATGGCCGCCGTTCACGGGCTCGCCATTTTCGCCCAGGACCTTGTAGACTTTCATGTTCAGCCTCCTTGTGTGCCACCAGCTTAGCACAGAAATGGCCAGATTGTCAATAGGCCGGCGACTAGACAATAAGCGCCCAGAATTGGGGCTTGCGCCCAGAGTTTACTCGTGGTAGAATGTCGGCATGGGAAAACGTGGGCGTGTCACCGTGAAGGAGACATTGGATCAGCGTCTGGCGGCGATGCAGTGGCTATATGACAACGCCGGCATGACCCTCGCCGAGATCGGGAGGGCGTACGGGATAACGCGGCAGGCTGTTCACCAGCTGATTGATACCTCGATGCGCATATCTGTAGATCGGAAGCGGAGGGAGATCGACGCCAAGCTGAGCAAGGGCGCGTATGAGCGAGAGGCGCGAGCGTGGCGGGCGGCCGAATCCTTCTGGTCCAATGTTGAGAAGGGCCCCACCTGTTGGAAATGGCGTGGCGCGAAATGGGGACCGACAACGCACAGATACGGCGCGTGTCGTGGCCGTATGGCCCAGCACTACGGCGAGAACTATGCGCATCGGATTGTCTACATCATGTTCAATGGGCCAGTGCCCGAGGAAATGAATGTTCTTCACAAATGCGATAATCCCTGGTGCGTAAATCCCGCACACCTATTTCTTGGAACGCAGAGAGCCAACACGCACGATTCCATGAGAAAGGGCAGATTCAAGGCTTTCGGCAAGGAACCACGGGAAGAGACCCGGAAGCGCTGGGCCGAACTTCCCGATGTTTCCGTCTCCTCCTTGGTTAGCCGGGGGGCGGCTCTTCCCCGCCCTCCGGCGAAGGGAAATTGAGATGGGCGAGATAGTTATGCAGTGCCCATTTGACGAGAATGACAAGCCTCCTTGGATGATCGGGCTGAGCGATCCAGTGAGGGCCAAGGAAATGTGGATTGTGGTTCACGACATCCTCGCTGCCGCAATGCGGATATACCTCGGACATGAACCCTCGCCTCCGGCGAAGGGATGAACTGACTGGGCCAAGCCTGTGAGGCGCCTCCCGGAAGGACCGGCCACGCTCGGCCGGCGACCCAGACGGGCGCTGTGGGCAGGCAAAAGAATGGCGGGCGGCGTGGAAGGACACGTCTTAGGCGGGATCAACCGCCTGCACCTTGGGGGTGTAATTTCCCCCGAAGCCGGTACTCAAGCCCGGCCCCGCCATCTCAGATGAGTAGCAATTGTGCTAAACAATCGAATCGTCCCGGCCCAATGACCGGAGCGGCTTAGTCCGCTTAGGCAACGAGACATTGATCTACCGGGGACAACCCGAGTCTCGGCCCTGTCGGCGCAGGGTGTAGAGGCAGATAGCGCCGGGGACAAAAAAGGGCTGACCGACAGGCATACCGGCACCTCTTTGTCCTATTATCCAACCTAGGATAGTAGGACACTTGGGCCTCCCTCCAGGCGCCCGGCACGAAAAGGAAAAGAATGCCGAAGAACACAAAAGGATATCGAAGACAGTACCGAAAAGGAAGAAGTAGAGCCATAAAGCAACTGGAGAGGAATGCGACCAATGCAATCATGTCCGGCAAGATATTGGTGGACGACGCAGACGGGGACGGCTTTGTCTACGTCATACGCTTGGGTATGGGGAATCTGTACAAGATAGGTTGTAGTATTGATGTGAAGGCGAGAATGAAGAGTCTTATGGCGTCCAATCCGCATCTAAGCCTGACATTCGCCCTCAAGGTGAAGTCTAGGCATGCCTTCGAGAGAGCACTACACACGAAATTCGCCGAGTGTCGCACATCAGGGGAACTGTTTGAGCTGGATGACTCCAGGTTGAATGAACTGGCAGCCTGCTTTCCAAATGCGGAGAGGCTATTGGACCATTCCTCTTTGCGAGTCCGTGGGCGGCCACGAGTGGCAAATGGCAACCGCCGTTGTTCCCATTGTGGAATTGAATTTACGCCCCTAAAGTCATATTGGAGGCTCTGCGATAATTGCCTAAGGGGCTCCGATAACAAGACTCAGGGCGGATGGTCAAGATGGCGCAACCTCCGTACGGAGACCCACGAATATGGGAAGGGCTAGGAGACGAAGATGAAACATGAGAACCGAGCGCTAAGGCTAAACATCCTGTTGGCGCATTTGCCGCGTCGGGCGGAAGAGGGCGATACCGACGCCCGTCTGGATCAATGGGAGGCTGTCATAGTGAGGGCGACGGCGAAGATTACTGGGCTGACAGCGGATATCATAGACACGGCCATCTCTTCTTTGCAATCGGGCGGTACCGTGGTGCACCAATTTCCGTTTTACGAATGGGAAGATAGACTTCTCGAAGGTTTGCGCCGCTATGCGGAGTTGGCGAAATAGGAGGCAGAGAATGGAATGTGATATCTGCAACACAAAAACCACGGCATCTCTAAGTGACCAGATTGGTGCGCTTCGCATCTGTGATTTATGTCAGCGGGAATTTCGCCAACTGTTGCAGGAGCGAGTCTTCTCCAAAGATGGCTGGAGGGGCTCACCGCCATCATCTCTACCCGGGCTGGCCCGAGTCAAAGATGGATAAGCGAGTCAGATACCCCACCATCGCCGGCCGCTGCCGCCGGCCATTGAGCGGTTTCTGCGACAAGGAGGCCAGCGCCATGGTGGTTTGCCTGTCCTTCTTGGCGAACCACATCATGGAGGACAGGTTGGCGCCGTGGTCAATTGTCGCCAATTCAACAGTTGAATGGAGCCGAAATGAGAAAAGCAGACCCGCCTGAAGCGAGAGAACGGCGCCTGCTTGAACTTCGTCTTGCCCTGGAGGCCGCATTGCACTCTCTGGGTACGATGCATGGGGCTAAATTACCAGCATGGGCATACGTTGCGCAGGACCTACTGGATCTTATGGGCCGGACAGAGGAGGCCCAGCATGAGTGAGTACACGCCGGATACGCTGAGGCGCATTGCCAGAGATGTTTTGAATTGGCGGCTTGTTCGTATCAATCGAGGGTGGCTAGACGAGCACGCCCGGAAACTGTATGATCTAGTCGCCGCCTGGGAGGATGACATCGCCCAGCGGGAGGCGCAGGATAAGATGATGACATCCCAAGATGAGCTGAACCATAATCTCGTGGCCCGCATCGATGTGCTGGAGAAGACGATCGAACTTGCGATGGCTGTCTCCAACGAGCGAGGCCGAGAGGCAATAAAACGGGGCGAGCGCATTGAAGAGCTGGAGAGGGACCTGCGGTGGGTAATGGACTTCGCCAAGGGGCAAGAGCCATGGGACGACGATGAGAAGGTCGCAAGGTTCAACCAGATCGAGGCCGCTCTGGAGGAGGCCCATCATGACGGCCCTCGATGATCATTTCGGTGAACGAAACTCGGCACAAATGCCGATTACCGTGACAAAGACTAACTGGCCGCGTAGTCCAGAACATCTGAGGCCCATCCTGGACCTATGGGACGAGTTGAGGGGCGAGGTTCATAGTGTCCAGTCCAAGAAGCAGCGGGTGCACGGTGCAAGACAGTGGTACGAGGAGAACCAAGGGCAGGCGCTAGAGCTGCTGAGGCGGGCGAACAGGTATGCCGAGGACCGGATGCTGGACGTGACTTCGCCGGGATCCGTGCTCTTCTACGCCATCAAGCATAAGCCGAAGTCGGCGCCGCCCACCCCGAAGTTTCCCTGCGAGGACTGTCAGACCGGAGTAGACTACCCAACCAAGGACAACCCGACGAGCTGCCCGAGTTGTGGGCTGGAGTATGAATGGGAGGCGACATGATAACGCTGCAGCATTACATGACGCCGGCGAGGTTGCGAGAAGACGCCGACGAGATCAGCGATAGTGTGCAGAAAACCTATGTTCTGCGCATGATGTCCGCTGCCGCCGCCTGGGAGGCTGACATCGCCCGGCGGGAGGCGCTGGAGCGGGCTTGCGCCTTATTCATTAGAGCCGCGGAGGGTCGATACGACGCACAGGAGGGCGGTGATGCGGGGGACTGTTATGCCGAGGCAAAGTCTGTGTATGTGACTGCCCTACGCGGCGAGGAGCCCAGCATGAGTGACAAGACCGATGCCGATCGGGACGTCTTAGTTGGCCTGAAAGAGATCACGCCGGCCGCATTGAGGATGTTCAGCAGCGGCCCCAAGGGCTTCTTGGCACGGTGTGCTGCCACCTGGGATGCTGACATCTCCCGGCGCGTGGCATTGGAGAGACTGTATAGTCAGAGTCGCCTATTCTTTGTTGCCAAGCGCGTATTGGAGGGGGCGCTGGACCTGGGCGACCTTCGTATTGCCGTTGAAGAACACGGCGCCCTCCTTGAGGAGAAGCCATGACAACGGACAGGGAACTTGCAGATGCCTACGGCCTGATTGTAGATTTGAAAGCTCGCATCGATGCGCTGGAGAAGCGAAGTTGCCAATGGACAGAGGATGACGACGGCGTTTGGGATACGGAATGTGGCAATGCCTTTGTCTTTACTGATGGGGGGCCAAGCGACAACAACCTGCTTTTCTGCCCGTATTGTGGGGCCGCCCTGCGCGGTGGATCGCCTTACACAACAGCCGTTGAGGGTGGTGGACTATACACAACCGGAAGACGAGAGAGGCAGCCATGACCCAGCTTTTATTGGATTTCTATTCTGGGAACCGGCAACCAAATTTTGCAGTCTTCGGAGAAGCCGGCTTCAAGGCGGCCTATCGCAAGTTCTCCATGCAACTCGGGCCAGATTCGGAAATCGACATCGACATCAAAGCCCAGCGTGATGCGGGCTGGGGCATAGCCGGTACGCATTGGTGTGATCCATCTTCATCCGTGAGCCAGTGGCCAACACAAGCCGACCACTTCCAGCGTCAGATTGACCTCTATGATCCTGCCGTGCTGGTGTTGGACGAGGAGCAGTACTGGATGCTGTGGTCGGAGTATTGGGCCGGCAAGGTTGTAAGCAAGGCGCCGGCGACGCGGATCCGAGACAACATCGCCACCATCTATGAGATCGTGAAGCGGCGCAACGACCCCAAGCCTATTGCTCACTACACTGCCCGATGGTTCACGATGTCCTACTGTCCCATCCTGGGGCCTTGGATCGGAGACAAGCCGGCTATCATCGCGGACTACTACTTCTACGGCAGGACCGTCGGCATCATGCCCATCGACGCTGACGCCCTCGCCGAACTGATCCCGGATGTCCTAGCCGATCCTGTTGCCACCCCGACCGGCGTCACCAACATCGTGATGCGCCAATTCGAGAGCCGGCTGTGGCTGGACGGGACGGCGCATAATTACGATATGAACGTCTGGCTGGCCGATGATGCGCTGTTCTACGACTGGTTCCAGATGGGACCGCCACCGCCGACGCTGGAAGAGCGGGTGACTGCGCTGGAGCAGAAGGCACATACGCATGGAGGCTAAGATGATAGTCATCTATGCTATCGCACTTCTGATTGCCATTGTCGCTGCCATCCTAATGGAGTTCTGCGGTGATGATTCGGTCGAGATGAGACGCGTGGATGAGTCGGAGGCGTGGGTCTATGGTCTGTGCGCTTGGGTCTCGGGGATCATTCTCGGTATTGTAATTGGCTCGAATTTGGCAGGAGGCTAAGATGGGCGAAATGATAGTCGTTTATTTCATCGTGTCCCTGGTGGCCGCTCTCGCTGCTGGGCTCGTAATCATGCTTTTCGATGGCCCCCCATAACATCGCCAAGGTAGATGAATAGCAGAGACCGGGAGAGGGAGAGGATGTCGCCTAGAACAATCTCCAGGGTTGATGATAGCACGGATGGCTGTCGGAAGGTGGCGAGAGGCATCGGCGCATTCGTTTTCGATACTCACCAGCTCGGCAAAGGTTTCCCGGATGCCGTGATCGGCTATAGGGGCAACCTATGGCTGGTTGAATTCAAGACCGACAAGGCGAAACTAGAGGAGGGTCAGGTGGAGTTCGCCCAGAAGATGGCCGCCGTAGGGATAACGGTTCACGTCATACGCAACCCCAACGAGATGCTGGCGCTTCTGGCCGGCAGGATGGCAGATGAGGTGCTCGAATGAACGTGAAATGGCATCCATGCGAGTGGTGGAACGACGGAGACATGAATAGAGAGCTGGCTGGTTTACCCCCGAGGGCTGGCCTATATTTGGTCACGGCTATATGCGGCCGCAAGCACATTGTGGCAGTTGATGAGCTACTTCCCAAACGCCGCAGGTTTCCTTGGCATTCTCCCTGGGCTCATGAGGATTATGGGCCAGTGATTGCCTGGGCAGAGCTGCCCAAGCCCTACCGGAAGCCGAAATGAGGCGGTCACATTTGGTGATCAATCTGTTCCTTTTAGTGATCAGGAGCGACCCCGTCCCGCCGGACTGGCCGCCGCTGGAGTAGGAGGATAGGGTGATTACGGTTCTCATTCTTGTCCTGCTTTCGCTGTGGTGCTTATGGAGATTGTCAAAGCCACCCGCCCCACATGAAGACATTTGGGGACCATGGGACGGCGATGCCGAGGCGGATTGATGACCTTCCTGGCTCATCATTGGCTTACTGGTGTACTGGCATCTGAGGGATGAGAAGTGACTTCAGGTTTATACGCCATCACGAACACTGCCACGGGTGAGCGTTATATCGGATCAGCTATAGATCTGGCCCGAAGATGGCGTAGACACCGGCACGATTTGCGGGTAGGCATTCACAGGAATAAGAATTTGCAAGCGGCATGGAATATGCACGGCGAGAATAGATTTCAATTTATGCTGATTGAGGAATGTGCTCCGGAGATGCTTTTAGATAGAGAACAGGAGCTTTTGGATAATGAGAAGCCGGAATATAACATCTCATTTAGGGCTGGCGCTCCGATGTTTGGTAGGAAACATTCTTCAGAAACCAGGGCCAAGCAATCCGCCGCCGCGCGGAACCGCTCGCCAGAACAAAGAGCCAATATTGCGGCCGCGCGAAGAGGAAAACGCCATTCCCCAGATGCCAGGGCGAAGATGTCTGCATGCAATATAGGGCGCGCACCATGGAACAAAGGCAAAAAGATGGGTCCCCCATGGAACAAAGGCAAGTTGGCAACGATTGATGCCAGGCTCCATATGTCCATCTCCCAAAGGGCCCGCCAGGCCAGAGATCATGGGCTATCATGAGTATGATTGATTTTTCCGAGCTCAAAACTGCCGAGGACGTTGTTCAGGTCGCGGCGGAACTGAGGGAACAAGCCGATGAGGGGCGATGGCTTCTGGGGGCTCTAGTGAACTGGTTCGTTCCTCATAGAAAATCTGGGAGACCTATCGCGGAGGAGATACATACCATCAGTTGGATTGCGCGGCAGATTGGGATACCGCGATCTGTGCTTTCCTCTTATGCTTCCAATTGGGCTTTTTGGGGCGACGTTCACGAGGAGATACCCCTGGGCATCTCCTGGCATAGCGCATCGATGGCAAGGCAGAGAGTTGGCTGGCGGCCGGGCCAATATGTCACAGATGACATACGAGGGCAGGCGTTTGCCCTGCTGGAGGCATGGTTAGAGGAGCCGCCGAAACCGTCCAAAATCGTGACAGTTGAGCAGTACATCGGGCGCGCTATGGGCAATCTGTTGAAGGCCATCCCGCTACTAGAGCCGACACAGAGGGCCAAGGCGAGAATAGCCCTGGCGGCGCTGGAGGACATTGATGGCTGACCGGACGGATGGGCTGTATCGGGCGGAGGAGATTTCGCTTTTCCCGTGTCGGCAGTTTCTGTCCGTGGATGATGCTCAGGGATATATCAATGAGATCCTTGCTTCTAGATGGTGGCAGGGCAGGTGCCCTATTGCAGAGGTGAGGCTGAGCTATGCGGTCAAGAAGAGATTTTCCCAGTCCTGGATCAAGGACGGTCTAGGTTACGTTGACATCACCCGGGGCTTTCTGAATGAGGCATGGGTTCTCCACGAGATGGCCCATCTGATGGCCCCCAAGACGGGACATGGGCCGTTGTTCTTCAAGGCATACTTTGCGCTGGTTCGCTGGAAGATGGGGTCGTGGCATCTGGATAGACTCCGTAAGGCCCTACAATCAGAGGGGGTGGAGATATAAAGAACCTTATCCTCGCCCAGCGGCTACAGGCGAATCTTCTGGCGGATGTTCGGCGCCTGTCTGAGCTGAATGATGCCCTGGTTCACTACTGGCAGGTCACCAGGTTGCCATCAACGATGCAGTGCCATTATGCTGGGGGAATGTGCGAGGATTGCCGGGCGTCGGATAAGGTGCGCAGGCTACTGAGGCAACGATGATTGCCCAGGCTGATGCACGGCGCATTCCACTGGCCGATGAGAGCGTGCATATGTGCGTAACGTCGCCGCCATACTGGGGGCTGCGGGACTACGGTCTGAACGGGGCCGGCATCGGCCTGGAGAAGTCCCCCGAGGAGTACGTCGCCAACATTGTCGCCGTGTTCCGGGAGGTGTGGCGGGTACTACGGCCGGATGGAACTCTGTGGCTGAATCTCGGGGACAGCTACGGGGCATTCGGCGGCAACACGGCGAAGGGTCTGCGGGAGGCGCAGTTCGGTGTGGGCAACGCTCGGGGACACGCGATGGAAGCACGCGAGATGATGAAAGGACGGGCCAAGGACTTCACCAAGCCCGGCCTCAAGCCCAAGGACCTCGTAGGCATCCCCTGGCGCGTGGCGTTCGCATTGCAGGCGGACGGATGGTATCTGCGGTCGGACATCATCTGGCACAAGCCGAACCCAATGCCGGAGAGCGTGAGGGACAGGCCGACGAAGGCGCACGAGTACCTGTTCCTGCTGGCGAAGGCCCCCCACTATTTTTACGACGCCGAGGCTATCAAGGAACCAAGCGTTTATCCTGAGGATGATCGAAAGGGACGGGCGGGCGATAAACAAAAGAGGATGCCATCCGCAAAGATTGCCGGTGTCCGACCACGAAAACAAAACAAGCTGGGCCACCCGCGCCCATATCCCACCCGCAACCGTCGCGACGTGTGGACGATCCCGACTACACCATACCGGGGTGCTCACTTCGCCGCCTTCCCGCCGGCGCTGGTGGAGCCGTGTGTCCTGGCCGGCAGTAAGCGGGGCGGTCTTGTGCTAGACCCCTTCTGCGGCAGCGGAACGGTAGGACAAGTCTGCCGCCTGCATGGGCGGCAGTTTGTGGGGCTAGACCTGTCCATGAAATATCTACGAGAGCTGGCGTTACCGAGGGCCGAGGGGAAACAGGCCGCCGGGGCTAATCGGGACCTGCCTCTGTTTCGGAATTCAGGCTAGCGACCAGGCAATCAATTGTCCATTCACGGACGGTTACAGGCCAGTAGTTCGGGTCCGGGCCGAGGATCTCCAAGAGTTGCCACATCTGGTAGTCCCGGTCGAGCGTTTGCATAGTGGCCTTCTCGAAGTCATTCATAGTATCACCCTATAGTATCACTGTCAGGATGCCGACGGTATTCCATAGCACGGCGAATGAGCTGATGGCCGTGGCCAGGCGGATGCTGTTGCGCTCCCACTTTGGGGGCACATGGAACCACTTGAGCGCCAGGTAGAACAGGCCGCACCACGCCAGCTTCCCCAGGATGACCATATCCCAGCGGCCCCTAGAGATGAGCCAGGCAATATAAGGATGGATCTCTCGGCCGCCTAACTGGGTCACGCCGATCCAGGTAGTGAGAGTGTCGAGCAGCTGAAAGGCGACGAGGAGCGGCATCATTTCTCCTGGTGCAATTGGCCCATGGGGCTGGAGCATTGCTGCGCAGACCACTCAATGAAGTGCAAGAGAGAGAGCGTGGATAGTCTTTGGCCCTCTTCTCTATGGATAATCCAGTCTGCGACAAGTTCGTGCAGGGCCTCATGGAGTTTCAAGTGCCTAGCTCTATGCTCAATGTCGTTCATCGTTACCTCCCGGATTTCTGGCGGGCAACTTTGCCCTGATCGTAGGCTTTCTCAAGGTCTGCCATACTGGTGGCTTTGCGTTGGACAAGCAGGCGCAAGTAGGTTCTCGGGTCATCCTCATAGCCGGCCAGCATGGCGGCGGCTAGTTCCTGGGCGCGCTTGGTGGGGGGTTTTGTGGCCGCGTTCATGGTCATGCCTTCTTGGGGCGAGTGATACTTGTGGGGCGCAGAGTAACAGGAGGGCATGGACCTTCCATGTATAGAGCGCTTCGGCACCATACCCGGCCGGCGTCCTCAAATACACGATCTCCACAATCCGGGCATTTCTGTCCTTCGATCCATTTTATGCCCTTTTCTTTCCTTTCTCCCGCAGTCTTTTCATATTCAGATAGGTTTAGTTCGTCTACGGTTTTCATGGTCATGCCTCCTTAGCATCATGAGCGATGGGGTCAAACCCGGCTGGCCACGAGGTGAGGCGGTTGAAGGCGGCCCCGGACAGGTCGGCACCCGTCAGGTTGGCCCCGAACAGGTTGGCGTCGGTCAGGTTGGCCCTGGTCAGGTCGGCACCTGTCAGGTCGGCCCCGAACAGGTTGGCCCTGGTCAGGTTGGCCCTGGTCAGGTGGGCGCCTGTCAGGTCGGCCTCGGGCAGGTCGGCACCTGTCAGGACGGCATCGGACAGGTCGGCCCTGGACAGGTCGGCCCTGGACAGGTTGGCCCTGGTCAGGTCGGCGCCTGTCAGGTCGGCCTCGGACAGGTTGGCCCTGGTCAGGTTGGCCCTGGTCAGGTTGGCCCCGAACAGGTAGGCGCTGGACAGGTCGGCGCCGGACAGGTTGGCGCTGGACAGGCGGGCGCCGAACAGGTAGGCCCCGGCCAGGTCGGCCCCGGCCAGGTCGGCCCTGGACAGGTTGGCCCCGGACAGGTGGGGCCATGCGAGGATGGCCCCGAACGTCTTTCCCGAGCGATCGGTGAGTGTGGTCATGGTCATGCCTCGTTGGCACCGTGCTCAGCTTTGCGTAGTGCCTCCACTAACTGCTCGTGTGCGTTACAGGCCAGGACGATAAAGGCGGCGTTGGCCCTTCGCACTTCCGGCGACCTCGCCAAGGATAGTATGTCGTCCTCGTTGTAGCCGCCAAATCCTATGGGCCTGTCGGCAACAATGCGTTCTCCTCTGGCTGTCCACGGTGTAGGCGTGTGCTGTGTGGTCATGGTCATGCCTCCTTGGGTTCTTGAGCCGTCTTCCATGCCTTGGCCTGCTCATGAAGAAATTTGCCGAGACGGCCGACATGGTGCCACGCGGTGGGGTTTCTGCCTTCGCGGCAGGTTCGGGTCTGATCTATGGCGTCGAGGGAATAGCTCAAGCACCGGAAGGATCTGTATTCGGCGCAGAGAGGGCAAGTGCGCCCTTGTACAAATTTCATGGTTGTGGTCATGGGTCATGCCTCCTGGGCGTGATTAGCACCGTGATTAGCACCACCGCATGAGCACTCACAATTGAGGCCAGTGGCGCCCATGCAGCGGCCGTCGCAGGCGATTGCGGAATTGTACTTGCCTGCGACGACTCTTCCGACAACCCACCCGCCACAGCTGCATTGATGGAATGCGCGGGCATCGAATTCGCCGGGATGAGATACATTGGCCGGGCGAGGGAAGTTACCACAACTATCGCATTCCATTGCTTGCCGGGTGACCGCCTGGCATTGCTTGCACCTGAAGAGGACGTTTACGGTTCGCATCTTGGGTTCCTGCCTACATAGTACACCCGAAACGGCTCGGTGAACCTAAAGAAAAGTACTAGGGCGTACGCGGCCTTGAGCCCTTGCACGAAATGCGCACGTGTGCTATAATCCTTGCAATGGACATCGAGGATAACCACCAAGGCTCAATGCCAGTAGAGGTGGATGACCTCCCCAGCGAGCCGACCGAAAGGCCGGCTCTTGAGGCGCCGGGCGTATGTGAGCACACACCTGTAGACTGGGGCTGTGCAGAGCCGTTTATGGTGGTGCGGTCTCCGCGCAAGAAGGCGGTGTTCGATGTCTGTGATAAGTGCCTGGCAATCTATTGTCTAAGCATAGAGGATATGGGTGACTGATGAACAGAAGCCTGAAAGGGAAATTGTCGTGCAACTGACAGTTGCGCCTGTTGTCCTGCGCAATGGCACATACTGGTCGGCTAGCTAATAGGAAGGGGGTAGAAGAATGACAAAGAGGCCAGTGAAACAAGGTAGAAAGAAAGGGCCAAGGAAGCCTTTATGGCCATCCCGTCTTAGTCCAGGGAGCAAGGGCGGGCTGTATAAGCGTCGTGGGTCGAAACGGTGAGTAACATAATGGGACAAGACGGAGAACAAGGCAAGGAAACTGTCCCGGAGCCGACAGTTACGGCACAGTCGACGGTGAAGCCGTCCGGCATGATAACTACGAGTGAGAGGGCTCGCGAGCTCCGGGCCAGGAGAAGTGAGCTTTACCGTCAGGAGAAAGAG